AGCGAATTATGATGCGGAGAAAATCGCAATTACCAATCGTTACAATTTAGAAAAGAAGAAAATCATGGATGCGGCATACAAGTCAGCAGAGGATGCCGAACGTGACCATCAACAAGAACTGGAAGACATACAAGAATCAGCAAGGCGAGGTGGAATGACTGAACGTCAAAAAGCAGAAGACGACTTGCAGACACAATACTTTGAGCAACGTACTAAATTGGAAATGGATAACACAGAAGCATCCAAGTTAGCACTAATCCAGTTAGATGAATGGTATCGCAAAGAAAAGCTACGCATACAACAAGAGTATGATACTAAAGACCAAGAAGCGCAAGACACTATTGATGCAATCAATTTACAGAAACGAAAGGATGCACTCCAGAAGCAGTTAGATACTACACAGCAATACATCCAGTATGCTGCGGATATCATGAATATCGCTAACGAGTTTCAGCAAATAAGGATGCAGAAGAACGCTGATGCGATAGCAAATTTGGATGAACAGATAAACAATGCAAAGACAAAGGCAGAGAAGGATAGATTGATTAAGCAAAGACAGACGTTAGAGCAAGAGGGCAAAAGAGCATTTGAAAAGAATAAGAAACTGCAAATAGGATTAGCGATTGCGAATACTGCTGCATCTATTGTCGCTGCTGTGGGTAGTCAACTTATTCCAGGCGACCCATCATCTGTAGCAAGAGCGATTGCTGCTGGAGCTACTGTTGCTGCTGGTGGAGCAATACAAATAGCAAAGATTCGTCAAGCGCAGTACGATAGTGGTGGAGGTGGAGGTGGAGGTGGAAGTGATACGTCTTCTTCAATGAGTCCATCTGGAGGTACTGCATCATCAAACGCTCCGCAGCCAGCTGGAGTAAATTTGGACTTCTTACGTAACAGACCAGACCAATTCCCACGAGCATACGTACTCGCTGGTGATGTGACTGATGCTCAAGCGGCAAGAGAGAAGACAGAAAATTTGGCAAGAATTAGTAACGGATAAACATAAACAAATGGAAAAGAAAAAAGTATTTAAGTGCGTATTAGACGAAGACGGTCAACTCGGTGTGTATGCCATTGGTCTTGTAAGTGAACCAGCAATACAAGAATCGTGGGTTGCATTGAATGATGTGAAACTATCTACTATCAATGAAGAGCGGCACATGCTTTACGGACCAGCATTGATTCCAAACAAGCAGATACTTCGATTAGATAAGGATGGCAATGAATTCTATATCTACTTTGAAGCAGATACTATCTATCGTTGCGCTCATTTATTCATGAAGAAGCATTTACAGAATGCAGCTAACATTGAGCATGATACACCAATCCAGAGTGGTACTGTAGTTGAGTCATGGATAATTGAAGACAGCAAACATGATAAGTCTGCTCATCTTGGTATGGAGTTTCCAGTCGGTACATGGATGGTTGGAATGCATATTGAAGATGATGCAGCCACATGGCAACAAGTAAAGGATGGTGCTATCACTGGTTTCTCTATTGAAGGTCGCTTTGACCAAGTAAAACTTTCTTTGTCTGTTGATGCACAGTCAACAAGTAGCGAGGATATGCTATGGAAAGAAGTTGAAGACTTGATAGCTTTGTGCCGATTGTAACATAATCATATAGGTTAATACGTTTTTTAGGTTACTGCCATGTAACGCAGAGAGAGAGCTCCTAACGAGGGGCTTTTCTTTTTATAGGGAAATTCAATAGTTATCCGTTTCTATTGAAAAAGATTATCATGTCCAAAGCAAATTACAAGCAAAGACTCAAAGACATACTGACGAAGTTCAACGTCAGTCCAAAGTCTATTGGAGTCAAATTTGAAGACGAAGTCAAACTGGAAATAGAAGCTGCTCTGCAAGACGGAACGAAAATTTATTCTTCCGCAAGTGCATGGGAAGTAGGTGCTGATGCATTTATGAAGGATGCCGAAGACAATGCTACTCCATGTGCTGCTGGTGACTACACTCTGGAAGACGGAACAGTACTTACTATTGGCGAAGATGGATTGGTTGCAGCAATCACTCCGATGGCTGAAGAAATGAGCAGTGAGGATGTATTCAAAATTCTTGAGTCCATGTCGGAGCGCATCGCAGCATTGGAAACAAAGAATACAGAGTTGAGTGCCGAGTTAGCAAATGCAAAGCAAATAGAAAGCAATGCAGAAGCAAAGATTGGTAAATTGGAAACTGAACTTTCAGCATTGAAGAAATCACCAGCCACGACTTCTGTAAAGGAAAAGACTAATGTAAAGCTGTCAACGACTGCTGCTCCACAGAAGCCGTTTGCACAAATGACAATCTTGGAAAGAATAAAATTTAATCTCGAAAATAAATAATCATCATGGCAACAAATTTGACTAAATCTTACGCTGGAAAATACGCTGGCGAATACTTAAGAGCAGCGTTCCTCGCTAACGATACGTTGCAGAATATTACTGTAAAGGAAAACATTGACTACCGACAAGTCGTAAAGAAACTGGTCGCTGATATTTCTTTCGCTGAACCTACATGCTCATGGTCACCAGAGGGCGATGTAACCATTACTGAAAGATGGTTGACGTTGACTAAATTCCAGATACAGAGAGAACTTTGTGCAGTTGACTTCCTTGCTGATTGGGCGGCTGCTGATGCGCAGAAAGGCAAGTTAGAGCCAGCACTTGTAGAGAATATGATTGCCAACATGCTTGAAGGCATCGCGCAGAATAACGAGCAAGTAATCTGGACTGGTAATGCTACTGCTAATCCAGGTACAGAGTACGATGGTTTCTTGACTTTGCTTGATGCAGATGGTACGGTAATTAAGCCAACGGCTGTAGCAATCGACAAGACAAACGTCTTTGCAAAATTGGAAACGGTCGTTGCTGCCATGCCTACTGCTGTAAAGTATGCAAGTGAGAAGCCAGTAATCTACATGGACCCAGCTTCATGGGAAGCGTTTATGAATGCGAACATGGCTGCTGGTAATGGATGGTATACTTACGGCGGTGCTGAAGTTCCAAAGAAGTACATGGGATTGTTCGACATCGTGGTATGTCCAGGTATGCCAGTAGGTGAAAGCACTGTAGTATTCGCCCGTAAGTCTAATCTTTGGTTCGGTACTAATCTGCTGAATGATTGGAATAATATCCAAGTAATCGATATGACTCAGTTCGGTGAAGAGAATTATCGTTTCAATGCGAAGTTCCTTGCTGGAGCGCAGTTCGGTCTTGGACCAGAGATTGTAGCTTACTCAACGTGGTTCTAATAAACTAATACTAATTATCATGGCTTGTGAATTAACCAGAGGTTTTACTCTTGACTGCAACGAAGGAGTCGGTGGAGTAAAAGATATATACTTGGCGAATTGGAGTTCGTTTGAAGGGGGTGTAGTAGTTACTAATGGTGTGATTACTACGTTGCCAACTGCAGATGTATTCCGTTATCAGCCGAATAGAAATACTGGAGCCTTGACAATTACTCCGACTTCTAATCTTGAGAATGGAACGCTGTACTACATGCATGTCATAGAAATGACACTCGGTAAGTTAGCAGTCAACAAGAAAGAAGAGTTAGAGTTATTGAGTAAGGCAAAAGTAGTAGCGTTCGTTAGACTCTTTGATGATAATATCTTGATGTGCGGCAGAACGGATGGAATGTTCTTGACTGCTGGTACATATCAAAGCGGTAAAGCGAAAGGCGATTTGAATGGATACACTTTGACATTGACTGCAGAAGAACCTAATCAACCAGAGTTTTTGCAGTTTGACGAAGACCCATTTGGACAATATGCTGGAATTACTGTTGTCGTTGTGCCGACTCCATAATCATGGTTGTATAAATTTGGTTGAAAGCGGTTCATAGCCGCTTTCTTTTTTTAAGATTATGAATACACTACTTACAGATACACCTAATCAAATACTGCGACTGACGTTGTACGAATCTCGCTTGTATTATCCAACTCAATATACTGATTATCTAATTGCTATGATACATGAGGAGAAGTCTGGATATGGTGCATCTTTGTATCAAGTATTGAATATCGTGAACGAAACAGAACGAATAACTACTTTGACTATTGATACTACTGACTTGACGATGGCTGGTCGGTATCAATACATTGTCTATGGGCAGAATTCAGCAAGCAACATAGACCCAGATAATCCAGTAGTAGTCGGTATAGTAGAAATAGGATGGATATACGTTACTGATGCGAGTCAAGGATATATCATACCAACAATACCAATAGATTCCGACATCATTTACAATGGCAACTAATACTCAAGACATATTGAATGTCAAGTTAGCAGAGTACACTCCAGTCGCTGCAATAGAGAAACCAGATAGGTCTGGATGGCTTAACTATGGAGAAGACAATCTGTTTCCGCAATACCTCAAAGACTTATGTGAAACGTCACCGATACATGGTGCTTTATGCGTAAGCATATCCGAAATGATTGCTGGTAAAGGAATCAGCTCACCTACTGCACAAGATAGATTGGATGCATTAGGCATGAATGATGTCGTGTATGCAGCAGCCAATGACATGAAGCGTTACGGAGGTTTCTATTTAGAAGTCATCTATAGTATGGATAGGCAAAGCATATCTAAAGTAATCTGCTTACCATATGAAGAATGCCGCTTGTCTTTAGACGAAGAAGAAAATGTCAATGGTATATGGCATTCATTAGACTGGAGTGCGCCACGTAAGAATAGAAACAAACCAGCATACATACCAATCTTCAATCCATCATTAGCAACAGAAAATCCAAAGCAAGTTTATATCTGTCGTTTGTATACTTCTGGTAATGCTTACCCACGTCCAGATTACTGGTCTGCAGTAAATTACATTGAGTTATCGAAGCAAATAAGTATCTTTCATGTAAACGGAATTAGCAATGGTCTATTTCCATCTACCATAGTTTCATTCTTCAATGGTGATTTACCACCAGAAAAGAAAAGAGAAATGATGCGTGACTGGGAAGACAAGTTAAGCGGAG